TGATGGCAGGTATCGGAGGAGTTGCGACTGTGGTTGAGGGGCTAAGTCGTGCGTATCTACAAGATGGTAAATTGACTACTGAGGAAATAAACGAAGTATTCAATGCCGTAGATAAGAAGAACTCAGCTCGGAAGGCTGCGTCTTCAGGGAACTAGACCTGCAAATGAGGAACCCCCTTGGTATTTTTTACCTTGGGGGTTTCTCCGTTTCTGCGGTTAGTCTAAATCTGGCTCATACTCTTGCTCGAACTCACGAACTGCACCTTCGTAGTCTGCGCTTGTCTTGCACTCTGGGCATGTCCATGACCACCACTCTTCGTAGTGGTAAGACTGTATGTCCACCTCTGCGTCAATCTCAATCTCGAACTGACTGCACTCTTCGTTATCGCAACGAACGGTGCGCTCCTCTGTGTATTCAGCGTCTGCACCTGCAATCTGATACTCGTTGCCTGTCACGCCTGCTGGATAGTTGCTCACGGTGTGTCCTTTCGTTTCTCTTAGTTAGGGTAGAGAAGGTCTAGGCAGAACTGATTCATCTGCTCTGTTGGAACCTTGCACATCTCTGGAGTTGTTGCGTTGTCTAGGAACGCCCACAACATTAGGAACGCTACGAACATTAGTGTGCCGATAACTATGCGCCCACGCTTGTTTAGTCTTACTCCCATTAGGTCTTGAACTAAGTCAATCATCTTGATTCCCTTCGTCGTTTCTTGCTTGTGGTCTAAGTATTGCAACCTTCCTGCACTTTGTCAAGTCTATTCTGCATTTATTTTTTGGGCGTGTCGCAAAAGAAAAAGCCCCCCTTGCGGGAGGCTGTTTCCTACTTCTAGGTTTAGAGGGTTGCGCCCTCGGTTGTGAAGATAGCATCTGCAACTTCACGGTCTGACATGATGCGGAAGACTGTTGGCTCACCTGTTGTGAGAGTTTCTTCAGTCACCTCGAATAGTGTGATGCTGTGTGAACCTTCATACAACTCACGAACCTTGTCTAGAGTGTCTACTACGAAATAGTAAGTAGTGCCTAGTGCGGTTACCTTGATGCCGTAATTCTTATACATCTGTTTCCCCTTCGTCGTTTCTGTCTAGGCTTTGTGCCTATGTAATAAAGATACTAACCTTCCTGCACTTTGTCAAACTGATTTACCTGCGTGTCGTATAACGGTTTGATAACGAAAAAAGCCCCCCTTGCGGAGGGCTCTTCCCGTGAGTTATTAGAAGACTACTTCGATTCTTGGCTCGATTATCTGTGCCACTTGCTGAACCATCATGCGGATTTGGTCTGCGGTGTCTTGGTCAAGCCCTAGGGTATAGCCCTCGTCGTCTGTTCCACCTGTGAAGACTACATCTCCGACTGTGTAATCTGTGTGAGCCCCGAACCTTTTATCCCATGCGAACTGTGCATACGGGTTGTGCGGTAGTCCCACAAGCTTTCCCTCTTCGTTTAGCCACATAGTGAGGGACTCATCTAGGTCAATAGCCTGCACCCACCCACCTACGGCTGTCTGTAGTGTGTCTAGGCTGTTGTCCCCTGATAGGTCTAACTCTTCGATAGTGCCTGCGGTTGTGATTCTAATTGCGAGTTTCATGCGGATTACCTTTCCTGCCAGTTGTTTTGTTCTACTGCTATACCCATGCGGTCGAGTGCTTCGACTGCTTCATCTTCTAAAGCCTTGTCTATTGACACATAGGCTTCGTCTTCGTCTGACCATGTATTAGTTTCTATCTCCATGGCTCTGCGTATCCATTCCCTTGACCCATCACCATCGAACCAAAAGGTCTTGGTTTCGTGGTTGTAGGCAACTACTAGGTGTGTGTGCTTAGGCACCTTGTATCCCTTCGTCGTTTCGTAGGCTTGTCCTACTACCTCAATCATAATACTTCCCTGCACTTTGTCAAGTCTACCTACTAGGTGTGTCGTTTCTAGTTGGCACTAGCACTCTAGGTGTGAGAGTGCAAAGACTTATTTGATAGTTGTCAAGTCAGACACACTAGTCATCTTGGTAGACATCACAACAACATCAACATCATGAACTAGTTGTTCATCTAAGACTATAAACACATAATAAAGACTCACTAAGCACTAAAAGCATTGACTAGATTCACAACAAAAGAACTATTAGTGCCTATGCCTATCGAAATGTAGTCCCAAAGCCAGAAATAAAACTAAAAGCACATCACAAAGCCCAGAAAACAAGCAAGGCGCAAAAATCCAATCGACTACAAAAATCCAGAAAAAGAACTTGGAAACGATTTGAAGAAGTCCCAAAATATAGCACTTCCGTCTCACAGGTCAAAAGCATTTTAACGTAAAGGTTCAGAGAAGCGTCCGCTTCGTACAATGACTATGCCCCTCGTAGTTTTCCCGTACACCAACCTCAAAATACTGTACGATAAGTGAATGGACCTAAAGAATCAATTGCCCCAGGATGAAGTTACTTTCATCGCGGCATTGCCACGTCCAGAAGCTGAGTCCCGCCTCCGCTCCCTCTGGGAAGCTGGCTGGTCTCTTCAAGTTCTTGGTAATTCCCTTAATCCACAACGCCCTAAGACAACTATCCACTTCTGGGTAAAGCGAGCCGCGACTATTGAGCAGCAGAGAGCAATCCCTGCCCCTCCACCTAAATCCTTAACAACTTCAGTTCCTACCAAGTCTGCTCCGCGCCTACGCTCAATCAGCCCTGGAGTCCCCACAGACATGAGACCACGCCTTAAGCAGCTTTCAGACCTAGCAAAGCGTTATAGGGCTAAGACAGCCCCTGATAGCCCCTTGGCGCAGGCTAACGATGAATTGACCGCTGTAGCACGCACACTGCGTTCTATGGGCGTTCCAACCGCCTCTATTGCTGAAGCAGCAGGAGTTTCTTACCGAGCCATGGCTAGAAGGTTGAGTAAGTAGTGAGCCGTCAATACAAGACACTTACAGGCACCTACGCAGAGAATGAATTAGCCATTGTTGTGTGGATGAACCCGAAATCCAAGAGTTCAAGACAATCACGAGCACTTGAGACAATGACCTCCGAAAACAGTCGTTACCCAATGGCTTTCCCTATTAAGAGCCTTACAACTAACCGTTCATGGCGAAATGCGACATTTGTACATACTCGTGACGAGGTTTACGAGATGATTCAGAATACTAAGCGCACCCATCCATTAGTTGTTCCGCTAGAAGTTGCCAAGCTCGCTTGGGGCTGGGATAACTTCTATGTCCCATCGGAGTATGTTGAATGATGCGCAAGCATGTAGATGTTTTTCCCGCCGTCGTTCGACTAGCTGAGCCTGGGTCCTTAGATGACTATACCCAGCTTAAAACTACTGGCGATGCCCCTCAGGGGACGCGTCGAGTTGATAGAACTCGTGCCGTAGTAATTGAGAACATCCTTCTTATTGCTCAAGACTCCCCAGAAGGCCCAAAGGTCATTTTTAGAGAGCAAGTAAAGGAAATGTCTAACGAAGGCAAAACTACCCATATCTTGACTGATTCAGGAAAAATCATTGCCATCCTCCGAGACGACAACTGCGGCTGTGGTTCTCGACTACGTGGCTGGAATCCTCGGGGTTCTGCCGTCGTGACCTCGAGCGAGGACCCAAATGCTTGATTGGTTTAGCTTTATTATTCTTGCCCTAGCAACTTACAGAATTACCAGACTATTAACGCGGGACGTTATTACCGAAGGGTTCCGCAACTGGTGGTGGAGCAAGTTCCCACCCGAGTCTAAAAAACTCGGATACCTGTTAACCTGTGAGTGGTGTTTGTCCATTTGGGTAGCATCAATCCTTCTAGGCTTTGCTATCATTACTACAGTAACTATTGCTGTGGCTTCGGTATTCGCCTTATCCGCAGTAGCAGGGCTGTTAACTGCGTATGAGGATAAATAACTTCATGCTCCGTAACAAACATGACGAGGAGAATCGCCAATGAGCGTATTCAAAAAAGAAGAGCCAGTAGTAGAGCCAGTGGCTCCTGCTGCAACAAGCAAACCTCGTAAAAAGCGCTCCACGAATCGTTCGACTCAAGTAGTCATCAACCAACAGGCACCTAAGCCAACTGGTCTTTCATCAATCTTTACTTCAGGAGCAAACACTCCTAAGCCACTTTCCTATAACGCTCCTCGTTCAATGACTGCTGCCGCTGCGCAGGTAAAAGTTAACGACAAGGGAGAATTTGAGCAGTTTAAAACTCGTCGTCACGCATCCTCTAGCGCATGGCAGCAAGAAGCCTGGGAATACTACGACGCAATTGGTGAAATCAAGTATGCATTCAATCTTGTTGCATCTGTAGTTTCACGAATCCGAATTTTCGCCGCTGCTGTTGACGATGCATCACAGGCTCCAGTTTCAGTAAACGAGTCTCGTGTTGTTGACCAACAACTTGCATCTGCTGCAGAGCGTGCACTTGAGCGCCTTAACTCTGCATACGGTGGACAAGCAGGTCTTCTAAAAGATGCAGCTCTAAATCTTTCTGTTGCAGGTGAGTGCTACTTAGTACAGATGCCAGCAAAGGTTGGAACAGGAACTCCTGAATCTTGGGACGTCCGTTCCGTTGATGAAGTTATCACTGACGCAAAGGGTGGACTTAATGTCATCGGTCGCCGTGAGCAAACTCAAGGACAAGGACAAGCATTCGGTGTTTCTCGTCTTGGCAACAAAGCTTTCGTAGGACGCATCTGGCGTTCACACCCACGATTCTCTGACGAAGCTGACTCATCACTACGCGGTCTACTAGACCTATGTGCTGAACTCCTACTACTGAACAGGACATTCCGTGCGACGGCTCGCTCTCGCCTCAATGCTGGTGCTCTTTATCTTCCAGATGGTCTCTCGGTTGCGGCGCAAGCGGACCCAGACTACCCATACGATTCTGAGGATGGCGTCGGCGCAGGCTTTACTGCTGAAGAAGCAGAAGATGAATTCGAAGAACAACTAATCGATGCGATGACAACTCCGATTCGTGACGAAGAGTCCGCATCAGCAGTTGTTCCGCTTATCATTCGTGGTCCTGCAGAACTTGGTGACAAGATTAAGCAGTTCAAGTTCGAGCGTTCATTCGACCCAGCACTTGCTGAGCGTTCAGACCGTGTACTAGAGCGCATCTTGCAGGGACTAGATGTTCCAAAGGATGTTGTAACAGGTCTAGCAAACGTTAAGTACTCAAACGCTCTACAGATTGACGAAGCACTTTACAAGGCACACATCGAGCCAATGATGCTTCTTATCTGTGACTCACTCACAGTTGTTTACTTACGTCCATACCTCATGGCAAATGGTTACACAGAGTCTGAAGCAAACCGAATCACAGTTTGGTATGACCCATCAGCAGTTTCCACACGTAACGACCGCGCTGCAGATGCAGATGCAGGTTATGACCGTATGGCAGTTTCTTCTGACACATGGCGTCGTGCTCACGGATTCTCAGACCAAGATGCACCAACTCCAAATGAACTTGCACTTCGCATGATGACTGAAAAGGGTGCAATGACACCTGAGCTAACAGAAGCAATGCTTGCTGCTGTTGCTCCAGACATGATGAACGCAGTTAAGGCTGCTCAACAGGCTGCATCAGTTGCACCTCTACCAGCCAACGTTGCAGATGTTCTTGCTGGAGAAGTTCCTGCACCAGAAGAAGGTGCAACACCTGAAGCAGAAGGTGTAACACCTGAGACACCAGAGGCAGCGCAGTAATGTCTGAAAAGAAGTTAATCCCAATAACTCCTGTAACTGCAGCAGCAGAAGGTTGCCCACCTGCGACACAAGATATCGCACTTAATCTTAAGAACCGCAAGAACGCAATCGATACAGCAATGTACGGTCCACTTAATCCAGCAGAGCCAAACGAAGAGTATTGGACTGCACTTGGAGGCGAGTGGGGCGTTGATGTAGAGACTGCGAAGAAGCAGACTTGCGGAAATTGCGCTGTATTCATTCAGACACCAGAGATGCTTTCATGCATTGAGACTGGTCTAACCGATAACGCAGATGAGTTTGATGCAATTGATGCAGCAGGCGAACTTGGCTACTGCGAAGCATTTGATTTTAAGTGTGCATCAGCACGCACCTGCCGCGCTTGGGTTGCTGGTGGTCCAGTAACAGAAGAGAAGACAGAAGAACCAACACCTGCCGCTGCGTCCGAACCAGCAGAGCCTAAAGCCGTTGCTTACACAGTTGGATTTGGTGTTCGTGCAGAAAAAGCATTAAAGAAAAAAGTTGAGGACTACAACAAGTACGCAGCATCTGACCGTAAAGCATCTGT